GAAGTAGTTAAGTTATAAGTATAATTAAATATCCTTGAGATCTCAGGCTATGACTGGGATCTCTCGCTTTGTGTAAATTTTCCACAATCATTCACAATCAAGGACGCCACACTCATATTCACAATCAATAGTACACAATCATCACACTCAAGGACGCAAGGACGCACTATGTCATTTCAATTCGGACCACCACCCGACCCAGACAGGGACGGCATCATGGAATGCCACCACTACCGCCAAGCCATAGACGACTACGACAAAGACGGCGGTCTATTTACAGGCGAACCTATGCTCAAACACTGGTTTGTTCTTAACGCATGCGACGTCATCTTAGGCGAGGACGCATTCTACAAGTACTCACCGCGTGAGCTATTTGAAAAGCTTGAAGAGATGAGCACATCACACGAAGAGTACACCAACATGCAGGAATGCAGGGACGCTCGCGAAGTACACGAACTAATGAACCCAACAGTATTATGACAATCGACATCACACAACAACTTAACTACTCACAAGCAGTAAGGAAAGCACGTCCAGAATGGGACGATGACAAAGTAAGAAGAGCAGCAGAGTTCTTAGTCCTATACATGGACGTAAGGCTCAAGCCATACAAAGTAAATGAAAAACTTAACGAGTTCGATAAGGACGGAGGCTTTCTCTTCTGATGGAGTACAACGACCTGATGAAACAGGCGGAAGACTTCAACAAAAAGCTCCACCGCACTAAAGACATAAACGTAGCCGACATTCTGACATGGGAAGACAGGGACGCAATCGCAAACATAGTAGACAAACGAGTAGCCAAAGAATATGGCGACATGTACCCATTCAAATGGCAATTTAGCTGCTCTGGTCACTTTATCTGCTAATTTGCCCTCTCAGGATCGCCTGTAAGGTGCCTGAAAAAAAACTCGGGTACGTTTGTACCTTCAAAAAACACACCCTGACTAGCAAACAGTCATAAAACCCTTTGCCTCTTCACAATCAATGCAGGGACGCAATGACTTACTCAGTCTTTTACAAACCAGAAGGATCTCTATTCTTCAGAACATACACCATTATGAACTGTGCTTCAGACGAGGACGCAGCATGGATAGGTAAGAAATACTGTGATGACTACGGCTACAAACTTATTGACATTAAAAAAGAAGATGAAGCGTAAATACTATCCCAATAATTGGGAAGCAATTAAAGCATGCCCTCCTCACTATTTTCCTCCAATGGAATTTGAAGAGTTTAAAGATTGGAAGATATATGGCTATGTCTTACCATCAAGCGTCTTTGGCGTAATCAGGACAGAAGACCCAAAAACAGGAAAGGTAGAAGAATACACATACCAGACAAGGCATCATGCCAAACAAAGATTAGCAAAAGAAATAAAGAAAAATAAAAAAGTAGTTTTAGCAACTATGGACGGAGTTTACCATCTCCAACCTGACCCACCAATAGATTTTATTTAATCCATGAACGAACAGACTTTTAAACGTAGATTCAACCAACTTGTAACACTTGTTAATATTCACCCTAATCGTGACGAAATATTAAAATTAATGACTGAACAAGTAGCAGATGATACAAGTTGTGTTGCAGACCTAGGTTAATTTACCTACTATTACATTGTTATTTTAACGTTTGTTAATTAACATGCCCTTCTACTAGTTTTCTTATGCAACTTTTTAGCCATAAGAACTTGTATATCGGATACGATGATGACAAGTTCTGTGACTTTTCTATCCACATCGGTAATCTTCTGATAGAATACCAATGTCCAGCCTCTAAACAAAATGGAACCGTTCAGACAGACAACAGATCTGGAGATGGAGAAACTCCTGAAAGTGATGGAGCTGTTCAGGAGCTACGATCCAGAGATTCCAGCACAGGTAATTAGCGTATTCCTCTACATTGCTAGTCATGATGACTGCTCGAAAGTGCAGATACAGGACAAGTATGAAGGATTGAATATGCCTAGTGCTAGTGCTTCGCGTAATACTGATTGGTTATCCAGTAAACACAGGCTTGGCAAACGTGGACTTAATTGGGTTATAAAATATCGTGACCCAACTGACATGCGTAAACAAATCATGAAGCTATCACCTCAAGGTGTGCTTCTAATCAAACAACTCAAAAACATCCTTTATGGTTAAATCCACTTGGAAACAATGCAGAGACTACACTCTCCGACATTGCCCATCATGGGTATCAGGAGGAGGTAGATCATCTGCGATCTTATACTCTGGTAAGTTTGGCGAGTTACATCCTCAGACCTTTGACCCTCACAAGATTACGATGCGTCTCATATTAGAAGACTGTCACGAACTTAAGGGACAAGGTATGAAGCATGGTTCACTCAACAGATACATATCAGCAGTATCTAAAGTTCTCAAGTTTTCACAACAAATGCAACTACTAAGTCAGGACTGGACAGTCCCAAGATTTATTAGATTCAGTGAAGACGAGGACGCACTTGAACGTAATGCTTTTACAGCAGACGAGCTCAAGTCAATGGTGACATTTGCACGTGACTCATTGCTTCACGATGCACTAGCTGACATCATATTGTTTGCAGCTTTGACTGGTATCAGGCAAGAGAAGATCTTGACACTAACCAAGGACAAGGTTGATTTAACAAACAACATCATCACAATCATGCGTCCCAAGCGTCGTGGTCAAAAGGCTCGTACTTGTGGCATACATAACTCTTTAATTCCAATGCTTGTACGAAGGTGCACAGAGGATAGACAGTACATTTTTGGTGATGACTGGCTCAATGCCGACCAACTACGTAGGCATTTTCGTAAATGTTTACGACACATCAACAGAACCGATGGAACATATACATTCCATGGGTTGCGCCATACAAATGGCACCCTCCTGATTCAATCAGGTGTGAACATCAAGGACGTTGCTGACCATATGGGTCACTCGTCAACACGCGTAACTGAACGCTATTTACACGCAGCAGATAAAGAACTAGCTAAGCGTGTAAACTCTATAGACTTCGCTATTGCGTAATCCAACGAGTCTATAGATCTTAAAATCATCACTTTTTACATCAATTTCTGTGCAAGTTTACAATAAAAGTTACAATAAAAAGGCTGAAAAGCCTTGGGAGTGTGGCGGAATTGGTAGACGCGCCGGACTTAAAATCCGACAGACATTGATGTAGATAGTGAATGCGATTAGCCGAAAAGCTAGTCGCTTTCTTATTGTTCAAGTGTACGAAAGTGCACAGAAATATCTACAGAGCATGCTAACCGAAAAACAGATAGAGGATCAGCAGGAATTTGAGCGTAAACAAATAAGTGGTGGACTGCATAGGCTACGTTCTAACACTACAAAGTTAGAGGAGAAGACCTATGCGTCAGCTACTGTTTATGGCTCAGCATGTATAAGTTCCATATTGCCTGATCTAATTGCATTCATTGATAGTAAGAAAGAGAAATATTTAATAGCTGCTGGTAGGAACATGCAAGTTTTTCACAAGCATATTCTGCCAAGTCAAACCACTATACAAGCAATGCTTTTATGTAAGGTTGTGTTTGACCATGTATTCTCTCCAGTATCCAAAAAGCATGGGTTAACTTCCATTGCACAAGCTGTTGGTTCAGCCTGTGAAGGTGAAGCTCAGATGGAATACTACGAGAAAGAAGCACCAGCTTTATTAGCCACACTTAAAAAGAATTATTGGCATCAAGCCAGAGGTACAGAATACAAACGAAAGTGCATACAAACCTTGATGCACAAACAACAAATATCACCATGGGTTAGTTGGGATAAGACTACTAAAATCAAGGTCGGACTATTCCTAATCGACTGCTTATGTGAGGTATCTGGTTGGTTTGAAAGAGATTTACTTATCAAAGGTAGAAAGACATATTCAATCTTAAAACCATCCGAAGAATTAATTAAACACCATGACGAAATCATGCGAATGGCAGAGTTGTTTAGTCCTCTTGCTAAGCCTATGCTCATTCCTCCTCGCAACTGGCATCCACTCCAAGATGGTGGTTATTATCTAAATGATTTACAAAGATGCCACCAACTAATTAGAAGGAGCGATCCCACACTAATACAGGGAGAAATACCTTACGAGTTTATTAACAAAATTCAGCAAGTTTCTTACAAGTTAAATCCTTTCATAGTAAAGGTTGCGAAGGAACTAGAAGAAAGAGGAATTAGCGTAGGAAAATTTCGACCTGTAATGCAACACGAAGTTCCTCCAAAGCCTCCAAACATGGATGATCCAGAGGCGAAGAGGAAGTGGAAGACAGAAGCAAAGATAGCTAGAGAGTTACAGGCAGCAGAAGTACGTAAGTCCTGTAGAACTAGAATGACCATGGACGTAGTACGAGAGTTTGAAGGAAAAGAATATTATATTCCTTGGAGTTTCGACTATAGAGGTAGAGCATATCCCATACCAAACCTATTGACACCACAAGATACTGACTTTGGAAAGAGTTTGATTATGTTTGCTGAAGGTCAAGAGGTAGTTGGTCAAGCTACAAATGCCATGAACTGGTTAAAGTTCCAGTTAGCTACTACGTATGGATTGGATAAAGCGACGATGGAGGAGAGGTTGGCTTGGATAGACATACCTGAGAATAGACATATGGTATGGGCTATCGTTAACGATCCGATAGATAACATTGCATTTTGGGAAAGTGCTGACGAGCCTTGGTGTTTTTTAGCTGCTGCCGAAGAATGGGTAGCAATAAACTACGAGCACAGAACTCATACTCACCTACCCGTAGCAGTAGACGCTACATGTAGTGGTCTCCAGATTCTCGCTGGTCTCGCCAAGGACGCCTCCACTGCTCGCATGGTAAATGTCATTGGGAGCGAAAAGCCTCAAGACGCCTATGCAACCATCGCTTCAAGGAGCATGGAGGCAATCCCTGATCGGCTAAAACCCCACTGGGATAGGAAGGTGACTAAGCGTTGTGTGATGACTATTCCATATAACGCTAAGCCCTTCTCTAATCGTTCCTACATCAGGGACGCCTTTAAAGAAAAAGGTGTTGATGTAGATAAAGAAGAACTAACTCAATGCGTAAAGGCAGTACGAGCAGCTATGGAATTAGTTGTACCCGGCGCAATGAGAGTAATGAAATGGATAGAGACAGAAATAGCAAGAGCTATACGAGACGGAGCTGATGAAATTAAATGGACAACACCATCAGGTTTCAAAGTTAAGCAACGTCTTATGAAGACAGCAAAGAGCACTATCGAATCACAGCTAATGGGCAGAGTCAGGATATCAATTGCTGGAGCTGAGAAAGGTGTAGACCTAAAACACCACAAGAATGCGACAGCACCAAACCTGATTCATTCATTAGATGCTTCATTGCTTCATTTGTCAGTCATGTCAACAAACTTTCCAATAGCTTTGATACATGATTCTGTCCTATGTCGAGCTACTGATATGTGTAAACTGTCCACATTGGTACGCAAAACTTACATGACTCTGTTTGCAGAGCATGAACCCCTTAACGACTTCGCCCTAGCAATAGGAGCTGAAGAAAAACCACCGATTATTGGCGACTTACAACCAGAAGCCGTAATTGATTCACAATATTTTTTCTGTTAATGAGAAACATACACGTAACACCCGAGCCTGTAACCCTAGAGGGATATCAAGCTGTGTTAAAGCCAAGTAAGTTTGGCTATTCATTAAAAGCGATAGTTGGAGATGACTTAATCTCTCAGCTAGAAGATGAAAGAGCAGACTGCCTTAAGTGGGCAGAGAGTAAACTTAAAAACCCAAAGAGATCGACACTAAAACCTACACCATGGGAAGAGGTATCGAAAGGTAAGTATCTAATCAAGTTTTCTTGGTCAGATGAGAAGAGACCTCCAGTTGTTGATACTGAAGGTACACCAATCAAGGATGAAACTACACCAGTATATGCAGGCAGTAAAGTTAAGCTTGGATTTACTCAGAAACCATACATACTAAGAGATGGTGTGACCTATGGCACATCACTAAAGTTATCTGGAGTACAGATAGTAAGTGTTCAGTCAGAGGTAGGTGTAGATACAGGTGATTTGGATGAGCAAGGAGCTGCTGAATTGTTTGGTAGCACTGCTGGATTCAAGGCACAAGAACCTAACGTGACACCTGACACGACACCAAGTTCAGTAGAAGACGACTTCTAATGGCATTTCGATCAGGACTTGAAGAGAAAGTAGCTGATCTATTAGTAAGTTTGGACGTTGACTACGAATATGAGGAAGCGTCCTACCCTTACACTATTCAACACAGCTATACTCCTGATTTTGTATTACCAAATAACGGAGTAATCCTAGAGGTCAAAGGATATTGGGATCCACCATCTAGGCGAAAGATAAGACAAGTCATTAAAGATAATCCCACGATAGACCTTCGCATGGTCTTTCAAGATCCATACAAAAGGATCTCAAAGAAAAGCAAAACAACCTATGCGAAGTGGTGTGAGCGATATGGAATATTATGGTGTGCTGCACACTGCATACCAGTTGATTGGTTGAAATGACAGCAGAGTTTTTAAGACATGAGCCATGCGAAGTGTGTGGCTCTTCTGATGCGAAAGCTATATACAGCGACGGAAATACATTTTGTTTTAGTTGCCAAAACTTAACAAAAGCAGACGACGATAATCACACACATCACATGCCTACAAATGTCACATTCAAAGGATCAGCCCAAAGGCTGCATAAACGAAAAATCAGCGAAGCAACCTGCCAACACTACAGAATATACAGAGACGGAGAACTTCTCCGCTTCCCTTATTTCAGCAGCGATAAGACACTTCGAGGATTCAAAACCAAAAGCAAGTTAAAAGAGTTTAAGTATGAAGGAACTACTACTGACACTTTATTTGGTCAGTCTCTTATTCCTTCTACTGGCAAACTTATCATTGTCTATGAAGGCGAACTCGATGCTGCATCGGGGTGGGAGGCGTACCCGAACTGGGCGCATGTTTCCCTACCGCATGGTGCGGCGTCAGCCAAAAAAGACATACAGAAACAACTTCAGTTATTCCAAGGTTATAAAGAGATTATTCTCTTCTTTGACAAGGATGAAGCAGGGAAGAATGCTACGGAACAAGTGGCTGCTCTCCTACCAAGTGGGAAAGTCAAGATTGCTCACCTTCCGGATCCGTACAAGGATGCTTCTGACGCTCTCATGGCTGGAGACGGAGAGGCGATTCGCAAAGCTATCTGGAACGCGTCGCCATATCAACCGGATGGTATCGTCGATGGTAAATCGCTTCTGGAATTAGTCACTAACCCTAGTCCTCCATGTGACTTTGAGTATCCATTTGCAGGACTGCAAAGACTTACTCATGGTTGTAGATACGGAGAGCTAACGGTAATAAGTGCAGGAACAGGTCAAGGTAAATCAACCCTGACAAGACAGTTAGCGACTCACTTTTTAGATAAGGACGAGCGTGTCGGGTATATCGCACTAGAAGAATCAAATAGAAGAACAGCTTTAGGCTTGATGTCTGTAGCTACTGGTAAAGCATTACATCTTGGAGAACATACCAAGGAAACATTACAAGAAGCATATGACTACACGCTCAAAAACTGGAATCTCTTCCTTTATGACCACTTCGGGAGTGCTGATCCTGATACTATCTACAGTCGCATTGAATATATGGCACTCGCGCTCGAAACAAAGACCATATTTTTGGACCATCTAAGCATATTAATTTCTGGATTAGATGGAGATGAGCGTAAGATGATCGACACCACCATGACTAAGCTGAGAAGTTTAGTTGAAAAAACAGGAATAAAACTATTCTTGGTATCACATTTACGTAGAACACAAACAGATAAGAACCATGAAGAAGGTGCACGCGTAACTCTTGGACAACTAAGAGGTAGTGCAGCAATTAGTCAACTAGCAGATGAAGTTTGGGGGTTAGAAAGAAACCAACAAACAGAAGCTGTAGACCAGACAATCCTACGTGTTCTAAAAAACCGATACTCAGGTGAAGTAGGTGTCGCATGTCAATTGAAATACAACAAAGAAACATGTAAATACGATGAAACTACAGAGCCAATTTTCAATCCCAGCACAGACTTCTGAGCTGGTGAAACCAAACCCACCCACAAAACAAGCAAAGAAAAAAGCAAAGTTTAGGGATAAAACATATACCGCTAAAAAATAATGCTGGTATTCGATATAGAAACAAACGGATTATTATATGACGTTTCTAAAATACATTGCATTTCCATCTTTTGTACCAAAGAGGAAAAGAGCTACGTATATAACGATCAAGATGACGAGACGCCCAGTATCAGGGATGGTATCAATCAACTTATGGAAGCTGATACTCTTGCTGGGCACAATATTATTGGGTATGACCTTCCTGTTTTACGGAAGCTTAGCAGTGAGTTTTCTACTACTGCTGAATGCGTTGATACTCTTGTCCTTTCTCGCTTATTTCATCCAAATCTAATGGAGATAGATAAGAGAAGGCAATGGCGACATATGCCACTACAACTATATGGAAGACATTCACTCGAAGCATACGGTTACAGATTGGGCGAATACAAAGGAGACTTTGGTAAGACCAGTGACTGGCAAGAGTGGAGTCAAGATATGCAGGACTACATGGTCCAAGACGTAAAAGTAACTACAAAATTATGCGAGCACTTCCGCCCTTATCTGACGCGTGTAGATTAGAGCATCGCGTCGCAGAAATATTGACTGAACAAGAAATTCATGGATGGACATTTAATGAATCAAAAGCTCAGCAACTTGAGTCACATCTCAGAAGAGAGATGGAAGAAACTATTGACATACTTCGAAAACAATTCCCTTACGTTGCAGGATCGTTGTTCACTCCTAAACGAGATAACGCAACACAAGGGTACAGAGCAGGATGTGAAATACAACGAATAAAGGAGTTTAACCCAACCTCACGAGACCATATTGCATGGATTCTGACGACACATTTGAATGTCAAATTGAGCAAGACCACTACGACTGGGAAACCAATTATCGACGAGATTACATTGACGGAGATAAATATTCCCTTCTCGCTAGCATGTGCGAAATGTTTGACGATAAAGAAGAAGCTTGGAATGATATCCGAAGGCGTGAACGCATGGAACAAGCTTGTTACGACTGAAGGCAGGATACACCACAATTGCTCGGTTAGTACGAACACATTTAGATGTGCTCATCGTAAACCGAATTTGGCACAAGTGCCTGCTGATAAAGAATTTAGAGAGTTATTTACTGCCAGTCTAAGACACACCATGGTAGGTGCAGATTTAAGTGGTATTGAACTACGAATGCTTGCACATTATCTTGGCAGATACGACAACGGTAGGTATGCAGATATTCTTCTCAACGATGATATACATCAAGTAAATGCCGACAAGATCGGTATCACAAGACGTCAAGTTAAGACTGTCACATATGCCTTCCTTTACGGAGCAGGCAACGAAAAAATTGGAACCTCTTATGATAACACCCTCAAACCCAATGAAGCTAAAAAGAAAGGCAAGGAAATTAGAGAAGCGTTTGTTTCTGCAATCGAAGGTCTCGCTGACTTATTGGGAGCGGTTTCAGCTAAGTCTACTAATGGGTGGCTTTTAGCTATTGACGGTAGGAGAGTTCTAGTTGATAGTCCACACAAAGCTCTGAACTATTTACTTCAGTGTTCGGCTGGAGTTATAGCGAAGCGTTGGATGGTTATAGCGAATGATCGACTACAACCTTTTCACACACATCAACTAGCATTCGTTCACGATGAATTGCAGTATGAATGCCGACCATATCATGCAGTTGGTGTGAAACGCGAACTAGAAACTTCAGCAATATTAGCTGGAGAGTATTACCAATTACGCTGTCCTATAGCTGCCGAAGCAAAAGAAGGTTTGACATGGGCAGACGTACATTAGATATGAAATTATTAATTGATTGCGACTATATAGTCTATAAATGCTGTGCAGCAGCAGAAACAGAAATGGATTTTGGAGATGACGTAATAGTTGTTACTTCTAACTTCTCAGATGCAATGAAATGCGTAAAAAGAGATTTAGACAAAATTCAAAATGAATTAGGTTCGTTTGATGATGAATTAATATTGTTTTTTACAAGCCCTAATAATTTTAGGAAAAAAATTCTGCCCGATTACAAGGGTCATCGACAACGAAAAAAACCCTGTGGATTCAAACGTGTCATACAGGAGCTGAAGAAAGAATACAAAGTTATCCTCAAGGATACACTCGAAGCTGATGATGCGTTAGGTATCTACGCAACAAAGTACCCCGGAAATATAATCGTCTCTCCTGATAAAGACATGAGACAGATTCCCGGTAAATTATATGACTTCAAAGAATCGGTAACGATCTCTCCAGAAGAAGGAGCAAGATGGCATTTGATACAAACTATGGCTGGCGATAATACTGATGGATATTCAGGTGTCCCGGGAATAGGTATTAAAAAAGCAGAAAAGATCTTTGAACAAAAAGGATATACGTGGAAAGCAGTCGTTGAGACCTTTGAAGAAAAGGATATGACTGAAGAAGACGCATTAATAAATGCGCGATTAGCAAGAATTTTAACTACTGACGACTACGACCATGAAAAAAGAGAACCAATCCTCTGGCAACCTGTGGGACAGTACGAAATTGACCCTCCATCAAGATCTGGAGATGAGAGAGATCCAGTTAGCACTGTATGAAATAGATAAAGAAACCATGATGGAACTTTATATGAGGTTACAAGAGCAGGTTTTTAAACTCAATAATTTAATTTCACCCCTGTTACATGAAGCAAAAAAAAGAAGGTCCTGATTACTACCAGAGAGGAAACATAGAAGTATGGGATTTCATTAGAGATCAAAGCCTGAACTATCACCTTGGAAACGTAATCAAATATATATGTCGAGCTGGTTATAAAGACAACGACTTAAAAGATTTAAAAAAAGCTGCCCATTATTTACTCAATGAAATCGAAAATAGAACCAAACAAGATTGCTAGAACTGGTCGAGTTCAGCAATGGATTGATAATCCAAAGAATCGTCTACCCGTAAGCTGCACGATATTTAACGTCGACGACAGCATGGAAGGAAGTGATGGAATCGAAGCAAGCTGGCGATTTGTGTCGCATGCTCTCAGGTTTGGAGCAGGAGTTGCGGTCCACTTGTCGGACCTTAGACCAGCAGGAACAGAAACAAATAAAGGACCTGATACTCTCGTTGCCTCGGGACCAGTGTCATTCGCAAAAATCTACTCAACATTAAATGAAATACTTAGACGCGGTGGTACGTACCGCAATGGGGCGTGTGTTATTCACCTCGATATTAATCACGCCGATATTATTGACTTCGTGCAAGTCTCCAGACAAGAACTCCCATGGGTTAAACGATGTGTTGACCTCACCTCAGAACTCTGGGCTAATACAGAAGCTCGAGTCAAGGAAGCAATACTTAGAGGAATTGCAGCAGGAGACATTTGGCTATCAAAAATAAAATATGACAACAATGGGAAACGGATCAGAAGCAACGTCTGTCTTGAGGTTTACTTGCCCTCACGAGGCACATGCCTTCTCCAACATATCAATCTCGGTGCCTGTCGCATCGGCGACTTACGCCCGGCTTTCAGTCAGGGTATGTCCGAGCTGTGCAGTCTCCATGGGAGGACAGGTGTTGGAGAGTCTGGAGAGTACCTTAAACCAGAAGATGACAGACAAGTAGGACTAGGAGTATTAGGTTTAGCTAACTTTCTAGCCAACAACAACATTACATATGCCGAGTTTGGTAAGGCACTAGAGGCAGTTAACAATGCCGAGCCTTTCGAAGGTTACGCAGGATTAGCTGCACGCGAGCTCTTCCTCGGCATACAAGAAGCAGCTAACATAGCACGTGAGAACAAGATGGAAAGAGCATTCGCTATAGCTCCAACCGCTAGTTGTTCTTACAGAAGTAGAGATTTAAAAGGTTTCACTTCTACACCAGAAATAGCTCCACCAATCAGCCGCATAGTTGACAGAGATTCAGGTGAGTTTGGTGTAGAGCAAGTTAAATATGGCGACGTAGAGATCGCATCCGAGGTTGGATGGGAGAGTTATAAGTTAGTGGCAGATCAAATAATGATTATGCTCGAGAGAACAGGATTGCTTCATGGCTATAGCTTCAACAGTTGGAGCGATATGGTGACTTACGATGAGGCTTTTATAGAAGAGTGGTTACTCAGCCCACAGACTTCTTTATATTATGCCTTACAAGTAATGGGAGACACACAGGATAAGACAGATGCTTACGCAGCTCTAGATGATACCTCTGTTGACGACTACTTGGCACAAATTATGAGTAATAAACCAGACGAAATATCTTGTGACTGTCAGCAATGAACCCCTACATAAAACTATTGTCCAGAAAAAGAACATGGACACCCGTACAAACATCTAAAGGAAAACTTAAAAGTGGAGCCGAAGAAACCATCTACCGTGCTCTTGCAATACGCCATATGGAGTTACCAGTTGGCGACTTCATTACAGAAGCACTTGATAAAGAAGTTCCCGACACTGCACGAGCACTTCTAGAATCAAACGTTCAAGACGAAATTAAACACGATCTTGCACTGGGTTACATCACCAACGCACTAGGCGTAGATGAAAAAGCCGAAGCCGAAGCACTACGACTACGTGATGCTTGGACTGAACACCCTGACCACACCATTTGTAAAGCATTGGTAGCAGAAAGAGCAATCTTTTTTGTTCTTCTACCATTCTTTAGATTCAATGGTGATGCAGGTCTAAGAACAGTAAGTGCAGATATATCAAGAGACGAACAAGTCCACGTAGCTACAAACAGTTTGGTGTGTGCAGAACTAGGTCTAAAGCCTAGTCGTTCCCTAGATCTACTAAGGAAAGCAACTATCAACTGGATTATGGAACCACTTAAAAATAGTTCCGATAGATATTTGGACAAAAAATTTTGGTTAGATGCCAGCGACAGACTTATGTACGAAGGCAAAGCACCAGAATTTTCACAGACCAAGGCAGCAAGAATGCCTGCATTTTTTGAACACTCGAATGTCAATCTCCCTCAATACTCTTAGGCTTTACAACGATAAGCTTGATGACTTAGTGAAGAAGTTAGACGATAACTTCGGGTGGGAACCAGTCCACCCAAAAGAATCAATTGAATCAATTATGTATAGAGCTGGACAAGCCAAAGTAGTTGATTATGTCAAATCATTATTAGAAGAGGACGAAATCTAATGTGTGTATTCGGAGGCGGATCGCCTGCACCAGCACCACCATTACCACCAGCTCCACCACCTCCTTTACCTCCAACACCTACAGCACCACCTCCTGATCCTATGATTAAGGATGTGAATCCACAGGTAAGAAGAGCAAAGGATGACCGTGGTAATAAATCTAAAAACCAGTACTCAAAAGGTACAGGATCATTAAGGATTAAATTAAATCCAAAAGTAAATACAGGTACAGACCAGACAACTGGGGGTCTTAATTAATGACCGCACGTAAGAGATACAATGAACTGGTAACAGATCGAAGACAATTCCTAGACAAAGCCGTTGATTGTTCAAAACTTACGTTACCTTATTTAATTCAAGACGATACATCTACAAGACCTACACACGAAACTCTCAATATTCCGTGGCAATCAGTTGGATCTAAGTGTGTGGTAGGACTTGCAGCAAAACTTATGCTTGCAATACTTCCACCACAAGGTTCCTTCTTTAAGTTTCAGGTAAGAGAAGATAAGTTAGGTGAAGATTTACCTCCTGAAGCGAGATCAGAACTTGATCTTTCTTTATCCAAGATGGAACGAATGGTCATGGACTATATCGCTGCATCAAGTGACAGAGTTGTAGTACACCAAGCACTTAAACATTTAATTGTTGGTGGTAATACTCTCTTGTTTATGGGCAAAGATGGTATCAAGAACTATCCGCTCAATAGGTATGTCGTCAACAGAGACGGAAATGGTAACGTCCTAGAAATAGTTACAAAGGAATTGATAAGTCGAGACGTACTCGGTCCTAACCTTCCAGTCAAGGAACCTAACACGGGTATCGACGAAACAAATATTGGCACTCGTACTGATGATGTCGAAGTTTACACGTGCGTGAAACTAGAGAACGGCAGATGGGTATGGTACCAAGAAGTAAATGACATGATAATTCCCGGGTCACGTAGTACAGCTCCTAAGAATGCAAGTCCATGGTTAGTCCTGACTTTCAATTCAGTAGACGGAGAACAGTATGGTCGTGGCAGAGTAGAAGAGTTCCTTGGTGATCTCAAATCTCTCGAAGGATTATCACAAGCCTTAGTGGAAGGAGCTGCGGCAGCTAGTAAAGTAATTTTTCTGGTCAGTCCCTCTTCAACTACGAAGCCAGCCACTATCGCAAAGGCTGGAAATGGAGCCATCGTACAAGGTCGGGCAGAGGACGTTCAAGTCGTCCAAGTCGGCAAGACAGCAGATTTTTCAA